CCATTCGCAAACCTCTCGCCAAACATCCCAGGATCTGAGAACTCGGGGGGCTGGGCAGTTTGATGGGGATGGCGATTCCCAAAGGACTCGGGGGGCAGCTCACTTACACTCCCACCAAGATTATCGGTTTCAGCTCTCCCCTTCCATCCAGCATGGAACCCTTCGCGATAGGCTGACAGTGGATTTGAGGATATGGTGGTTTGACCCTTGACAATCATTCTTTCCTCGCTAGTTATGTCATCAAGAATGGCGGTATTATGGATGATCTCGTTATGATCCCTATCCTTAATTTTCGTTGGTCCTGTGTGGTGTGTCATGTTGAGATTCCTTATGCAAGGGGAGTTAGGACTGTACCCATGAACCTAGCGATATCGTTTAAGACTGAGAGGATCTGCCATAACAGGGTCCCTACGACGGCCATGGAGATGCCGATTAGGAGGGATCTGAGGAGTTCAGTCATTTCGCTTTCTCCTTAGGATGAATTGACTCGGCGGGACGGAGGAGGCTATGCATTTCTGCCAGCTCGATGTAATGATCGAGGCAATACAAACACACTACCCCATCCCGAGTCGTTTCGGGGCGAATCTGATAGCATCTTTCGTGGGGCCATTGACAAAGGCCTTTTGAGTGGTTTTGCATTGGAGATTCCTTTTATTGCAAACCTAACCAACCTAGGATGAGAAGAGCGGCGATCCAAAAGCCAGTTAAAAGGGCTAGGGCCCATTCCTTCAGGGGGCTCATGATTTCACCTCAAGAGTTAAGATATGAAGCGCAAAGTTACAAAACCAATCGTTGAAAAGTAAAGAACAGCAAATCTAGCGTCAGTTTCGAAAATCTCTCTTTCAGTAGGAGTGGTGTTATAGACTAAAGAGTCTGTTTGTGGATCATCGGCAGCATCATCGTTGAAATCGCCACCATCGCCATTCAGAAAGGCCTGATAGTAATATAAGACGGCTGCGTGTTCGTTTTCAAATTTGCCAGGTGAGCGAATGATATTGAGCTTATCGATCGCATAATCCTCAGTATTTACATCTGAGGAAGTTAAAAATTCTTGTAATTCTTTAGTCATGATGGCACCACCTTGAGCTGGCCCTTACGAGCCTTTTTGAACCTTCCCTGCATGCCACAGTTTACGGAGGCCTTGAGCTGCTGCATCAAATCTCCTTCCTTAGCCTTCATGGCCCGGCGAGTCATTGTTTTAATTGCCGCAATCTGACCCCTGATCCAGATGGACATTTGGGATTCAGTTAGCCATGGGGAATCTTGCTCTAGCCTCAATCCACAGTTCTTCTGGATGCAATAGAATTTGGGATCACCTCCTGGGGTTGAGACCATTTGGTATCGATCCTTCGTTCCATAGGCTTCGTTTAGTTCCTTCATGAGTTCAATCATGCTTGTTCTCCTTAACGGTTTTAACGGCTATATCGAAGGCTTCCATGATGATAAAAATAGGGAGTTGGTTTTGCCAATGGTCATCGAGTCTTTCGATCAGTAAATCGTGGAACAAATCCCTTAGGTTAGGGTTGAGTTGGTGGGCTGCGATAAGGTGGAGTTGCCTTGCGGCGACTCTTGCGAAGATTTCTTCGGTGGTTTCGCCTGGTTTGAGGGTCATGATTTTGTTCTCCATTCAAGGGTCCACATATTTAGACCAAAATATTTGTTTGCCCATGTTCCTGCTTTTGAGGAGGAGATAAATTGGGGGCCATCTTTTGGACCGTAGGTGACAGGTACCCAGTATCCTCGTACTTCAAATTGATTGGTCATGTTGAGTTTCTCCTTAGAATGGTGGCCTGGGGTCATGAGGGCATGGAGTGTTTATATCGACTTCTACGATGGGTCCGCATTCTGCATCGCCTTGGTCACCCTCTAAACCTCGAATCTTAACGCTGTGGTCTTTCCAATCCTCACTCCACTCATCACCATATGGAGGAGGGTGGTTATCAAATTCTCGACCGCAGAATCGGCAGGTGTAGAGGCGTTCCATTATTCTTCGTTCCATGCGTCAGCGATTGCTTGCCAGTTTACTGTGTCATAGTATGCAGGATCTTCATTCATATCGGGTGTACCATTTGGTAACAGAGCTTCAACTAATTCCTCTACGAGCTTGCTAGTCCAAGGGCGGCCGTATTCATCGCCCCATTTAGGCTCTTCGATGCGGGCGCGATACAGGCCTTCGTCGTTGTCCATCCAAAGAGCAGTATTCCACGTCGCCCAATTAGTCCAGCCGTTGTAGGTTTGATTAGTCATTATCTACTCCGCAGGCTTTGAGAAATTTCTCACGGTCGAAGTTGGGGTTTGAGTCTGCACAAAATTCTGCAAAAGCATGGGTCAGATCTGCAATGGCGTCGGATCGTCCGAGGCTTCTTTCAACACCTAGACGATCGTCACAATTCCCTTTCCTTACCGCTATAGCTCGTTCAAGACTACGATGAGAGGCGAATATTTTGGCAATGGCTTGGAAGTGCTTACGGGTCATCATTGGATTTGCTCCTTCCCATGACAGACACGCATAAAGTTATGCCATGCTGCTAGGGTTTCGTTATTGTACTCGGAGGTATCGAGAGAATAGCGCTGCTCTAGATACTTAGTTTCCGTCTTGAACTGTTTGAGAAGAGCCTCGTGAAATAGCTCTTCTGCCGCCATCTTTTGAGTGTAAGACATTTTTTTAACCTCTCGGGATGGGAGTAAACTTCCTGCACGAGCACAACCACCCGACAACCTGTCCATGGAATCTTCGGATTAGCTTGTGGTTTCTTACGAAGCCACATCGGGTGCAGTGGGTTTGGTTAGTCATGACAGTATTCCTTCCATGCTGTGTTGATGCGGTCGCGGTTCCATTCAGGATGGAAAATGTATTCATCAGGAATGATAGGCGCTATAAATCCAGGAGGTATTTGTGCCCAGCATTCATTGTTCATTTTGATATGAAACCAGCCAGAGTTTAGTTTTCGTATGAATGCATCATTTGAACCGATGAATATAAGAGTGTTAGGCATCGTCTTCACTCATCGTAAATAGCCCTGAATCCATGGCGTCATCAGCACAATGATCACAAAAGAGTGTGCCAGTTTCGTCTATCATATCGATACGATATAGAGTACTTGTAGCAGCACGGTTGCAATCGTCGACGGTTTTGTGAACGGGACAATGGGTGTCGTGACATTCGCAAATTTGATTAATCATGATTCATCATCTTTTGGATAGGCGCGTGCGATCTCGGCTGCAATGTCGGCTGGCTTGAGGGTGCCACGATGAAGTCCGCGATAGGTCTCAATTGTTAATTCATTGGTACCGTCTATGGTCCGCTCGCATGCTCCGGGTCGATAGCCGAGCGCGCTTTGTATCGAGTAAAGCTCGCCCCACTGCCCGTCATGGTTGAAGTCGCAAAACCAGTACAGTGCGCTAGCTTTGGAGAATGCGCAATACTTACAACCGCTGTTGTCTTCCAGCGTGTCGCTGCACGTGTCGCAGTATTGATGTGTGTTAATCATGACAATCTACCAAAACGTAGGCGATGATTAGGAAGGCGAGGAATGCAGCGATGAAGGTCATGAGTTTCTCCGGTTAGGCGCAAGATGTTGTGATGGGTTTGGTTAATCATTGTTTAGCTCGGTGTGTAATTGCTTGAGTGTGGAGAAATGGTATTCTCCTGCTATTTTTACCATGGTATCGAGAGAGAGCTGGGAAGCTGTTGAAACGACGTATGTTTTTAGGTTTGTGCGCATGACATAAAGTCGAGCGTGGTCTTTGTAATTCTCAATGACTCTGCGAGGGCCGTAAATTGTAGGAACTAATTTAGATTTAATCATGACAATCCACCAGGACGTATATGATGATGCAGGTGGTGAGGAATGCAGCGAAGGTCGCCATAAGCGGACTCAAGAACCTGCATACACTCGCAACAATTCATGAAGGGGCCTTCCCAGTGGATGAAGTTTATTAGTTCGATATCATCAGTCTGGTTTGCGCACCTTGGGCAGTAAACTTCTCCATCATCATCATGATAGAGGATAGGATACCCACCGGGCCAAGCGTATGCTGGGAGCTTCCCGTCTTTGTCGCGGATGCTTTCAAGTGTGCGGTAATTCATTGTGTGCTCCGATGTTTCGAGGGATGCTACATGTTCGTTGCAGCAATGCTCAGCGGGCTCTCCATGCTGACAGATCGGAACGGTTGAGAGTGGTCGCATGTTAAGCTCCGATGTTAGAGTGCGTCGGCTCCGATGGTAGGGTCTGATCCAACTGGATAAACGCGTGTGGTCGTGGCTGTATCGGGATCAACGTGTTGTGCTCGTGCACGCGTGCATGCGTCGGCATGTGCTCGTGTTGGTGATTTTCCATGGCCCCAGTAGTCGAGCCCGTCGATAATCAAGAGACAGCGATAAACTTGGGTGGTGTCCATGTTCTGCTCCGATGTTAGAGTGCGTATGCATAGTAAGTATAGCAATGGGCGTGCCAAGGCGATTCCTTAGGCCGGGCCTGGGTTTACGAGGGTACTTGTATACTACAAGCATGCATGGTGCAATGGGCGCAATGGCATGTTGCATTGCTTGGAACCAACTACCCATACACGGTGTTATACTACTCACATGGACAGTATGAATGCATATCACCACCATAGGTGTGCACAGTGCAAGGGGTTGAATGACTCAGCGGGGTTGGCATGGCATCATGCATGGTGGATGAGTGCATCTTGCATGACCTTGGGGTGGGGGGAGCCCCCATGTGTGGGGGTTGGGACTCCGCCCCTTCGGGGGACCCTATACCCACATGAGACTATTTTGAAATACGGACGAGGATAAGCCATGGGCAAGGAACCGCTAGATTACGCCCCCATCGATAAGATGTTGCGGGAACAGGCGAAAGCTAAGCTAGATCGTAAGAGGTATAAGTTCAATGCACAGATCGCTAAGGAATGTGGTTGTAGCAATTCAGCCGTAGAGAAACGAAAAAAAGTCCTCGCGCATGCGGCTATCGTCATAGAGCAAGAAGAGATAGCGAGGAATGACCAGCGTAGACCTAAGGGGACTAGAGGGAATGCCTCCCCATGGTTAGATGCTCTCCAAAGAGAAGCCTCAGGGGATCCAGAAGCTTTCTTCAAGATGATTGAAGATGAGCCCATTCTCTCCCCAGATCAATCCATGCGGATCATGTCAGCGATGTCCCGAGATCCTCGGGTCCCTCCCCAGGTCCGAACTTCGGCCGACAAAAGGTTGGACGAATTACGGGTGAGACATGCCCCGAAGGAAAGTTTGGGGCCTGGGCCTCCATTGGATGATGAGGATAAGGTTAAGAGGCTGGCTGCCATCCTCCAAGCCTGCCCCGATGAAGTCATTGAGAAGGCTATGGCCACCCTGGCGCCCGCAGAGTCATCGGACGGTGAGAAGATCGAGGGTCCAGTCCAGTTCTATCAATCCATGGAAGCTGACTCACCCAAGCTACTGATTGAGGCTCCAGATGAAGATCCCAAGTAAGCTCCCCGGTGAGCCAGTCCTAGTTTGGTGGGAAGATGCCTGGAGCATAGCGGGAATCGATCTTCCCAAAGAGGAGATGATCGAATTCGCCGCTGAAGGAGCGCTTAGGTGTGATTGTGGGTGGTTGATTGAGAAGAATGATGATTTCATCATCCTAGTCCTAACCCTCGATCCCCACAGGAATGGTCCCATCACCGCAGCCGGGCCATCGAGGATCCCAAGATCTCTCGTTAAGAAGATCGTCAAGCTAGCCCCTTTCACTCCTCCAGCTAGAAAGAAGAAGAAGAAGCTCCCTCTCCAACCATTGGTGCCCGCAGAGTCAATCCCACATTCCCCTCTCGCCCGTGCCCCCGAGTTCTTAGCATGAATGATTGGCCCCTAGAGGAAGAGAGGCAGATCCTAGCAGATGCCTCATACCACAGCTTCAAATACTTCATGAAGCACTGTGTGGGAGTGGTTAGGAATCCTGAAGGTAGGAGTGGGGATGGCTTGAAGTGGTCTCAAGCGCATGATGATTTCTGCGATTGGCTCCAAACTAGAATCCTGGATTGGGAATCGACCAGAAAGAATGGACCCTCCAAGAGACATTATGTCTTAATTGATTGTATGAGAGGGTTCATGAAAACCCTCATCGTCACTCAGGGAGCGCAGACATGGATCCATTTAAGAAACCCTGAACTCGCCTCAGTCCTTAGCTCAGTAACTCAAGACTTCAGTGAGAAAGTTGCAGATGTCATTCGCCAGGGTTGGTGGGGGAATAAAGATGACCATTGCTGGTTCGCCTGGTTCTATGGACGATGGGCAGATCACGACGGGGGAATTTGGACCCGTAAGAATTTTACGCACAGAGCACGGATGGGCCATCGGAAGGAAGCTTCCATCGAGTGTTGTTCCGTTGAGACGGGGGTTGTGGGTCGGCACCCGGAGATGGTTATCCTGGACGATCCCATATCCCCAGAAAAGCTCAGGGAATCAGGGAGCTGGGTGAAGATTGCGAAAGCCCACGTCACTTCCATGTTCCCTGTTCTTCTAAACGATTCTCTTTTCATCATCGTAGGGACTCCATATCGGGATGATGACGTCATCACAACGCAGATGCGGGATCATGGGGTTATTTCTGTAGATGGCTTCCCCCTGCCCCAAGAGTATGAAGATTTCCTCAGGGACACAGGGAGGTGGAGCTTATACCACATCCCCGCGTTGGATGCTGAGGGAGATGCAACCTTAGCTTCTATCTGGACGAAGGATGCTGTGGAGGCTTTCCAAGACACAGACCCAAGCTTCTTCGCTTCGCAGCTCTTGTTACGTCCAGGCTCAGGTAGACAGCAGATTCTTTCAGGCGATGACGTGAGGGAGATGATCGTAGATGATTACCCACGAGGGATCCCTGTATCCATCCACCTAGACACTGCGATTAAAGATCCTGAGAAGATTGGCCAGGGGGATGACAACGTAATCCTCGTCGCTGCTCACCACCCCACCACAGGTGAGGTCTGGTATGTGGACGCTGATGTCTCCAAAGATTGGACCATCGACGCATTTAACGCTGCTTTCACCACAATGCTTAGGAAGTGGAAGCGGATGAAGCGAACGAGGATCATAGCCATCACGGATGATGCGGTGATTGGGGGGAAGGGGAATATCGCCTGGAGGGCACACCTCGAAGGACTCTGCAGGGAGGCTGGGTTCTACATGCCCAGGTTCATTCCCATCAACAGAGCTGGGAAGAGGAAGGCCACGAGAATCGCGGAGGCTGCATCCATGTGGGCAGCGGATAGGGTAAGGATATTTAGAGGGATGCCCCATCGGAAGAAGCTCATGGCGCAGATGTCGAGAATTGGTATTTCCCAACATGATGATATGGCCGATGCAGCCGCGGATGTTTTCCATGAAGATATATATCGACCAGCTTTGCTTAATGCAAAGTCCCATCAACCAGCTCCCATAAGGCTCCCATTTGATGATGTTCTTAAATCCAACTTCAGTAACACAGATGCTCGGAGAGCCTATGACGCACATGTCCCCCTCGATGAAATGGAACCTGAGGAACATTGGTGATGTCGAGTGCGACAGGATCATATGACTCAGTGATGGCAGCGATCTTCGCGAATGTCATGGAAGATTTGAGTCACTTTGAGGACACTGGGGTTGATGGATGTTGGTTCTATGGAATGCTTTTTTGTAGAGAATGTCATAGCTTAGCTGGGGAAGCGTATTCAGGGGAGGTACCACTTAGTGAGATTCGGTGCGGGACATGTGGAGCGAGTGCCCTCATGAAGGTGGGGGCGAAGCATTGGAAGAGGTTAGGAGGAATATGAAAACTACATTTTTTGATTTAGAAACCCGCGCTCTAGCGGCGGACTATGATAATGGGTGGCCTGAGTTTATTCATGACGGGGGTGGGGGGATAAGTGCTCTCATAGCGATCGAAAGTGAGGAGCCTTACAAAGACTCTTTTCCATTCCGCCCAGATGAGCGAGTTGGAATTTTTGACGATCATTCCATCCTGGGGGCCGCCGAGTCATTAGAACATTCCGATAGAGTCGTTTCATGGAATGGGAGGAGATTCGATGTCCCTATCATCCAAAAGCACCTTAAGAGAGATCTTGAGTTAAAGGAACATTGTGACCTCATGCAAATGCTCCGTAAGGTCACGGGGAAGAACTGGAAACTCAATGATATTGGAGAGGCGACCTTGGGGAGGGGGAAGACTGAGGATGCTTTGATGGCCCCCGAGATGGCTCGGCGAGGTCATTATGGGAAGTTGTTTTCCTATTGCTTAAGTGACGTTGAGTTGCTAAGGGACATATATTATGCCATACTCAACGGGTGTGTAGTGTTACCGGACGGTAGGGAGATTACCAAGGAGGAGATTTTCAGTGACTACGACTGAGCTGCAGAAGCTCTCTAAAAAGAAGAAGAACGCCAGGCTCAGGGTCCTTAACCTCGGGTGCAATCAAAGGGCAGCTGAAGGGGCCTCCAGACAGATTGAAATTGTCAATGTCGATTGCGAGGATTATCCAGGGGTTGATCAGGTTGTGGATCTTAATCAAATACCCTGGCCCTGGGCGGATGGAGAATTTGATAGGGTAGTCGCCTATGACTTGATCGAGCATCTCCAATCGCCTATCGACACTATGAACGAGATCCACAGGGTCTTGAAGAAGGGCGGGCAGGCGGAGATCCTGGTCCCCTCCACAGATGGACGGGGTGCTTGGCAAGACCCTACTCATGTCTATAACCCCTTCACCAAAAAGACTGGCTCCTACTGGAATGAAAATTCATTCTCATATTACGCATTCGTTCCAGAAAAACCCGAGGAGCAATCGGGTGATTGGGTATCACACCCCTGGCGCGCCCTCTACCCCAACAGCATCACTGCCGCCTTCGCCGTCGCTGTGGAGACTAAGGAACCGACCCCGGAGCTTATTGTCTACTGTCATGCTCTCCTTACGAAATTGGTCCCCAATAAAGATGGACGTGTAAATGTCGGACAGGTCACTGGGAGCCTTCCCGAAGGGAACCCCGAGTGAGGAACAGATAGTTGAATTAGTTTCTTCCCGGCAGCAGCACAGTCGGGACGCTTTTTCGACCACTCACCTCAAGTTTACGCAACTCTACAATGGCTACAGGATGTGGCATCGTGGGTCGTTCCAGGCTCATAGAAACAACATTGCCTTGCCATTTGGGTATTCGATGGTTTGGGCTGATGTCTCACGGAAGATGAACACAACCTTCAATTCCCCTGAAGTTATCAATACCATTGGATATGGCCAGGAAGATGCGGCCATTGCGAGGAAGAATAAAACTCTCCTCAATGCTCAACTAAAAGACACAGAGAGCTATAGGAAGTTCATCGATCTCATCACGATGGGAGATATTTATGGAACCGCTCTCCTGCAGTGGGGCTGGCGATTTGAGGAGCAAGAGTTACTTCGTCGCCTGCAAACCCCTGGACCCATCACGGGCCGCCTTCTTGAAAGCCTGGCTACCGAGCGCCGAGTCACTTTTGATGGCCCCGACCTTCGTACCTGGGATCCCCTCGACTTCTTCCCCCAGCCCAACGTCACTCAAATCGAAGAGATGCAGTGGGTCTGCGTTCGTTATACATTGGAGCTAGATGAAGTCTTGATGCTCGCTGAAGCTGGCGAGGATGGGCAAGACGGGATCTTTGATCGATCTGCCGCCCGCCGAGTCAAAATGCTTGGGGAGATGAGACGTCAGGGTAGAGAGATGGCCTCTGCTGAGGCGAGGGAATTTAGGCATGGGAATGAGATCCAGAACACAGGGAAACAAGAGAGGTTCTCACGACCTGTAGAGATTATAGAGATGTGGGGGACTGTCCCAAGGGAGTTCGCCCCGAAGACTCAAGATAATGATGCAAACCCCATCAATAGAGTTATCTCTATAGCGAATGGCCAAGTGGTTCTGAGGAATCGCCCGAACCCCTATTGGTCAGGTCGCAAGCCTTTCATAGCCTACCGCGCTCTCCCCGACCCCCATTTCTTCTTTTCCCCCGGCAAGATGGAGATGATCCAAAAACTTCAGTGGGCTGCCTCAAGACTCGCCTCCCAGAAGCTTGATGTCCTGGAGCTATTCGCCGACCCAGCGTTCTATGTTAATAGAGATGCTGAGGTAGAGACCCGGAATATGACGATGCGCCCGGGGCGGTTGTTCTTCGGTCGGGGCCCCATGCGCGAGGCGATGGAAGCCATCTCCCCAGACCTCCGGGGGATGCAGAACATCTACACTGAAGTTGATTCCTTGAATCAGATGATCCAGCGAGCTTCAGCGATCACAGATGATACGGTGCAAGGACTCGGCGGTGGCAGTAGGCAGACAGCTAGGGAGTTCGTGGGGAGGCAGGAGAATGTCTCAGTGAGGCTGCTTTTGGAATCTCGCATCTTGGAAGAGACTGTTCTTGAACCTTTAGTTCGTGAATTTATCCAGTTGAATCGTCAGTTCCTTGAGACTCCAAAGGAAGTTCGGATGATGGGGAAATCCATGATCAATAACACAAATGGAGAACTGCTCCCCACTGAGATGCAGAGGGTCTCTCAGGATGATCTCCACCTCGATTATGACGTCGTAGCCCTTGGAACTACTAATGCCATCCCCCGGGCGATCAAGCAGCAGAATTGGTCGCTCCTTATGCAGATGGTGAATTCTAATCCTCTTGCTGCTGGACTCGTTAACCAGGTCGCATTCCTCAGGGAGACCTTCCAGCTCTTCGATGTTGCTAACGTTGATGAGTTCATGGAAATCCCGCCTCAGCAGCAGCAGGCTATGGCTCAGCTCTCTGAGATGGGGGCATTTGGTAATTCAGGGCCTGGCGCTGGAAGTCAGGTTAACTCCCCTGCACAGGCTGGAGATGCTAACACCCTTTCCCCAATAGCAGGCCTTGATGGTATCAACGCATCCCTATAGGAGAATTAGATGCACGGTGATTATCACTATCGTTGGGCCGAACCCTATGAATTTGTGCAAGGAGGTAGAATGAGTTGTGAACATCCGAAATCTGATCATTTGGGCCGAACCGACTCTGGTCGCGAGATTAGAAAATGCCGCGAAGGGTGCCTACGAACTTATTTTCCTGAATGGGACTGCATTAAACGATATGCGGTATGGACGGAAATACCCTCTGAAGAGGTTGATCCAAATGCAAGAGCGATAAGGAAAGAAGATGACTGAGCAAGACCCTTTTGAGCAGCTAGAGGCTCGGCGGGGGGAGATTGATAAGATCCGTCAAGCCCTAACCTCTCCAGCTTGGGTAGACACGATCCTCCCTTTCCTAGAGCGCGAGAAGCTCATCAAGGCTAATGAACTCGTAGCCGCGACATGTATTGATAAGCCTGAGCCCCTCCGAGTCATTGCCCTTGGGAACAGAGTGGCTACCTTAGAGTGGGTAAGAACAGCCCTTCTTAGTAAGGTTCGAGAGTTTGATATGGAGTATGCCCATGAAGCTGAGCGAGTTCGCACGCAAGATCAAGAGCGTGAAGCTGGGGAATCCCTCCTTGAACAAGGACGATCAAATAGATTTGAGTTGCCCCCTGAGGGCTACACAGGTGAGTAGGAATCTGATAAACTAGTTTTAACCACTCGGCCAACCCGAGTTTATTTTGGAGAGATCAATGCCAGACAACCTGGATAACACGCAGGAACCCCATCTCGATCAGCCAGTTTCAGACGATGCGGCCCCGGAAGGGGCACCCGCAGAACCTGCACCTGTACCTGAGAGAGTGTACGCGGGTAAATATCGAAGTCCTGATGCGTTGGAGCAAGGCTATCACGAAGCTAATAAAGCCCGTGAACTAGGGCTCCAGGAACTCAATGGCTATCGAGAAAGGGAAAGACTTCGGCTTGAGGCTGAGGTCGCTCAAAACACTCCAGATCCTCTGGACCCCCTTCTCGAAGGGCATGATGAAGCAGATCAGAAACTGATTAAGGCAGCGTATGAGGCCGGTCAGATGGGTGGAAGAACAGCGGCTGCGGGGACGACCCGAGACCTTCTATCCCCCATGCTGAGCGCGCAACAGGCGCTTGCAGGTAGGTCCGCAGAGGACACTGCCGTTCTTAATCAGATTATGGCTGAAGATCAAGAGTTCACTCAGAGCTTCAACAATATCGCGGCAGTCGATGTTAACTCAGCGAGGATGATCGCAGATGCGGCCATCCAGCTCCGGCAGAGTCAGTTGAAAGCTGAAGGTATTCATGCTGGGGTTACGGATCAAAGGGTTCAGAGCCGCTTGGATGCAGGCATAGCCTCCACCCAGGGTTCTGGTGAACGTGGATTGCCAACTGATAATTCTGCGATCAAGGCTCGCTCTGAGCGGGCTGAGAAAACCCAGGCGGCTCTACAGAACTACGAACAAACCCGAGACATCCGACAGCTCGCAGTTGATACGTCGTATGGTCTTGAGGTTTGGGATGAGAATGGTCGCCGAAAGGCCCAGTAGTTAATGGCAAAGACCTCCACCTATTCAATCGGGTTTGCCGTTGGAAGTGGTAACCGGGAAGATGTGCTTGATCAGATCTCCCTTATCTCTCCTAGCGACACTCCCTTCCTCGCTACCGCACCGCGGACCGAGGCGAACCATGCGGTTCACAGCTGGCTGACTGATACGCTAGCTGCTACGTCCACAGCGGCTGTTGCTGAAGGTGCAGATTTTGTGACCTCAGCTAACACTGCTCGTGCTCGACTCTCGAATAACCTTCAGATCTTCCGCCGGACGGTGGTTGTGTCAAACACTCAGCGGGCAGTTAATCCGGCGGGTGTGGATGATGAGTACAAGTACCAAGTGTTCAAGGCTGGTCGGGAACTCCATAGGAATATGGAGAAAACCTTCTTCGCCGCTTCTGGCGCGTGTGCCACCGGTTCGACTGCTGCAGCTCGACGGATGAAGCGCCTCGATGACTTTATCGCCAATAGCGTCCTCGCCCGAAGCGTTCGTTCGTGGGGTGAGGGTGTGACGATTGGTGCTTCGGTTACTGCATGTGCCACGGCTCTTACTGATCAGCGCCTGAATGGTATGCTGGAGTTCATGTATCACAACGGTGCAAACCCGGATGTGATCTACCTCCACTCAGCTGCTAAGCGGGACATCGGTCAGTTCTCTGTTAGCTCGAACGTGCGAAGGAATATTGACCTTGCGGACAAAAAGCTTGTCGCTCCGGTTGATTTCTATGACTCAGAGTTTGGTCCCATTGAGCTAACCCTCTCGCGCTGGGTGACTCGTGGAGCTAATACGAACGTGTCAAGCACCTCGTTGATTGGTTCAATTTACGCTCTGGAGCGTGCTCTTAATAGGGTTGCGGTCTTGAGGCCAATCAAACACATTCCTTTGGCTCCCATTGGAGATGCTGTTCGCGGCATGGTCCTTGGGGAGGTTACCTTGGAATGCCTGAACCCGACTGGTAACGGTCGTGCGTGGGGTATTCACGCACTGGCACTGAATACCTAATGAGTGAGCCTCGAAAGAGTATTTCACCGGCCAATGATCAGGTCGCTTGGAAGGGCCTCCCCAAACGGGGAGGCAACTTCGAGGCTCCCTCGATTGTTGATGAAGGATCTCTTACGAATATGCGTTGGCAGGACATGTTGATTGATGCCTCTGATCCGACGCAAGCTAAAACCAAGAACTCCAGAGGCAGAGCTGTTAAGGCTGTGCCACCGAAAGGCTAAAAATTGAGTCAGGGACCTATGAAGCGGAAGACCGGAACTGGTGGTCTGACCGAAGCTCCACTCCCGAAGATCAAGACCCAGAAGGACTCAAGGGTCATTGACAAGGGTGTGAATAAGACGAAGATCAAGGGCTAACCATGCCCTCGAACGCAACCAAGCGTTCAGTCCAGGCTGCAGCCGAGAGTGTGCAGAAGCGTGCTCTCGTGCTGGGTCGGACTGAGCCCAGAGTGTTTACTATCACTGAAGACGGTGTAACACGGCGATTCAAGATTACTCCGAAAGCCCCTAAGACTCAAGCGCAGCAGAGGCGCCCTAGAGCGGATGTTAAAGAGATTCGATAACCTGAAAGGTACCTTGTATGTGGGAACTGATTAATACATATTCTCTAAACTCTTTAAACTTTGGAACGCCCTTTCGAGGCACCATTTACCTTTACACGGCGAATGGTGCTCGTCTTGTTTCTCCAAAGTCTTGGGAAGAAATGCATGGGATCGTGGATATTCTTAGAAACGAACGTCCTATGTATGTTTACATTACTGGGGCTGGAGCTGTTGGAGATATAAGTTCTTCTCGCGAACCTGTGGGTGAAGAAGAATCTTAGTAGATGCGAATGAATGAAAGAAATTTCGGTTGTATCTCCAGGGGGCAGAGGTGGCGGCTCTGCTCCATTAGGAGGTCCTGTGGCTGCTAGTGATGGATTGCTTGCCTATTGGCTGATGCAAGAAGCTTCAGGAACTAGTAGAACTAATGGTACTGGAGATACTTCATTAGATCTTCTTGATACTGCTGGTAATGATGTTCGACGGATAACTGCAACAGCGGCAGGTGCATTTCAACCATTTAGTGCTAGATTTATTGATAGTGTAGGCCCTATGGCTTTAACAGTTACCTCTACTAGCATTCCTAGTGTATGGCCTGGGGAGGCAGGTTGTACTGCATATACAATGGGAGCATTAGTCAATTTTGATGTACTATCGGTAAATGATCGAGTTCTAGCCTTAGGGGGTGTTCATAATCAAAGAGTAGGTGGTAGTTCTCTTGGTGTAGCGGTTCTTGTAGATAGTGTAACTACAAACTTCAGCATCATTACAGATGCTGTTCATGTAACTGGAGTATATGAATACCTCATCTCAAGGTGGAATGGTGGGGTGGATGATGAATATTCATATTGGCGATCAGGAGTAAAACAAACAACTACGCACAATCCAGCAGATGTTAGAACGCTTCCAGGAAATTTTATTGTTGGTGCTGCTAATGATACTGGATCACAAACTATGAACGGGGCTATTAATGAAGCCTTCATGTTTAGTCGTTCCTTAACTGATGCAGAGATTGCAGAAATTGTCGCCACTGGTATTTCCAATTTCCTAACCATAACCCCAGATCTTCCTCCAGCATTCCCTGTATTCACTGATCTCCGCCATGGCCGCCGAGTCGAAGAATCTCCCTTCAATATGATTCACCCCATAACGATGAACGGCGCCTTTAACAACACCCTCACTACAGCACTTGGGACTATCACCTCAAACGCAATCGATGCTTCCCAAGCCCATAGAGTGGGGTTTAACTACAACGTTTCAGCAGTCACTGGGACCCTAGACCTAACAGTTTCCCTTGAAGCCGCCACTCAACCTGGGGGCCCCTTCCATACAGTGAATGGTGAAGCGGGGAACACCGCCGTTTCAGAGATCGAGCATACCAGTGTCAGTGTTGGGCGCCGCCAAACCTGGTGGGAAGTAACCGCCCCAATCGTTCGTTTCAAAGTCACCACCGCGAACCTCGGGGCTGGTGAAGCCGTCAGTTTTCGCGACCTTCGCGCTTGGACCCAATCATGAGCAGACAGCAACTCCGCACCCGCCCGAGTCCTTTCAGTGAGATGACTGTCATCACGTTGAATGGATCCGCCCAAGCTATCTTGAGTGCTTCAAGATTGTCTATGACCTCACAAAGTCTGGATGTCTCCCAGGCGCATAAGATAGGTCTCTTCTACACTGTCACCGCCACAGGGAATGGCGCGGTGGATATGACCATCTCCTTAGAGGGGAGCTTTGGAGCTGGGCAGCCCTTCCACGTGATGAATGGTGAAGCTGCTAGTAGCGCTGCTCAGGACATTACTGAAGTAGATGTCGCGATTGGACGAAGGTTCGTTTGGTGGAACATCACAGCTCCAGTCGCTAGGTTCCGTATCAACACAGCGAACCTCGCAGGGGCTGATACGGTGACGTTGAATGGTTTGAACGCCTGGACCCAGTCTTAAGCAAATGGGTGATCCCTACTTTCGCACACGGGATACCCCGTTTTCCAATATTCACGCCATCACTATGAATGGTGCGTTCAACAATCTCCTCACAACCGCTCTCGGGACCCTCACCTCCCAAGCCATTGATGCTGCACCTGCCCGCCGAGTCGGTCTGAATTACAATGTTTCTGCTGTCACTGGAACTCTAGATCTTACCGTCACTCTTGAAGCTAGCTTTGGAGATGATCAACCTTTCCATACTATTAATGGCGAAGCAGGAAACACCGCTGAAGCCTCTATTGAACATACATCAGTTACCGTTGGGCGTAGGCAGGTTTGGTGGGATGTCACAGCCCCAGTTATTAGATTCAAAGTAACTACAGCTAACCTAGGAGTAGGAGAGGCCATCAGCTTTCGAGACCTGAGGGCCTGGACACAATCATGAGTTTTCACATTCCAGAAGTAACCATCCTCGATGATGCCATCGACCCTGAGACTGTCTCTCAACTCCCTGGACATCATCAGTTCTTCCAGGATAATGCTGATATCAGGAAGGCTGAGATGGACTCAGCTTCAGTCTCAAACATGAGAGTCTCTTGGGGCATGACCAAGGGGAAGCACTTCGTTCACATTGGAAGGATGCCCCTTGGGGTTTGGGCTCATTTGATCAGGCGAGATCCTTACCTCCTGAAAGACAAGAAGAAGTTCTACGCTATCCTTGATAAATACCCAGCATATAAAATCTCAGGGTGGAAGTCTGTTGGGGGAGAGACTCGGGAAGGAAAGTATATTAAGGGAACGGAAAAGAGCAAGATCGCTGAGGATGGTAAGAAACTACTCGGAGGCTAACATCACCACTAAGGAGGAGACCATTGCAATTGGTCACCAACACCCGCAAGCTGAATCTCTACGCACCTTGCGGCTCAGAAGCCCGTCAATCTGCCTGCCATTACTATCGCACCCATACCCCATTCCAAACCATGCGTCGGTTGGGGTTGGCGAAGTTCACCTTAGATAACCTCGCCCCAAAACCCGATGGGGAGAGAGAGCATGACCTCGCTTATGCAGACATCCACCAATACTACCTGAACATCGCCCCTGCAGTTCTCCAAAGGATCAACTACTTCAAGCAGTGGAAGATGCTCCCTGATGAGACGGGGTTGAGGCGCCTTCCCCCGCATATGATCTTCGATGCGGATGACTCCATTCAGCATGTAGATGTGTTTAACCCAAAATACGTCACTTTGGGGACCCACCTTCCCGATGGCACCAAGCTTGAGCCTGGGGCGCAGATCCATGCTGAAACAGCTGATGGGCAGGAGGTTTTGGTTTGGGAGGATGGAAGGACATACCCTGATGGAACCTTGGATGTTGCGGCTAACCTCAGAAAGCTGCGCCTCTATAAGATGATCATCCGTAACGCTCATGGATGTACTGTTTCTAATGAGCGCCTAGCTAATGTCTACAGAGGCTATGGAGCCAAGAACGTTTATGTATACCCCAATTGTCTTTCAAGACTCGACTACCCCGAAATTAGGGTTCGAAGGCCAACCGATCATGTGCGAATCCTGTGGCAAGGTGGTTACTCGCATTTCATCGACTGGAACCCCCTACGAGATTCCTTGGCACGTGTATTTCGTGCCCGGCCGAAAGCGCGCCTTGTGGTGTGGGGAATGCTGTTCCCAGGAGTCCACAAAGCCGTCCCTGAAAAACAATTAGAATTCATCGACTGGGACATCTACGCTCGCTTCACCTTCCGCCTAGCCACCATAGGCCATCACATCAACCTAGCCCCTCTCGCGAGGAATACATTCAATGACTGCAAAACCCCAATCAAATGGCTCGAATCCTCAGCCATCACCACTCCCGCCGCAACCTTGGCCTCCGCTGGACCCGTCTATGGAGATGAGGCTATCACCCATGGCGAGACCGGCCTCCTTTACAACACGCCTCAGGAGTTTGAGGATTACCTAATCGCCTTGATTGATGATGCTTCCTTAAGGAACCGCTTAGCAAAGAGGGCTCAAGAGGATGTGTGGGATCGGTACGAAGCTGAGCCTCATGTCCGAAAGCTCTATCGGTTCTACATGGATATGAGAGAGAGAGAGGAGCGGGAGCCTCCGGGTATCCCTCAGTTCTAATGCTAAACCTCCTATCTGAACCTAATGTTCATAGTGATAAATGGACCCAGCTCATTGAAACATCCCACCAGACCTCCTTATTTGTACTCCCAGAATGGCTAGACCTGTTCAGAGATAAGCTTGCTGTAGCAGTGGTCGAGGACTCGGCGGGCAGATGGAGGGCAGGGGTTGTAGCTCAGCTCTCTCCTGAAGCCATTCCCTTTTACCAATACGCAGGCTTACTATTGACTCGGCGGGAGGATCCAGCAGCTGTTCATATGCTCCTTGAGTGGCTCGAAGAGAAACACCCTGGAGCTGTGGTGGTGAACTCTCCTGCGCTAGTGGACGTGAGACCATTTACATGGAGGAGTATGAAGTCAGGGGCGCTGTGGGTCGATCGAATTCGCTACACAATGTTCACTGATAAAAGCTCTCGTCCCTTCCCTGACATGCCTGCTCCTGCCGCCACCGAGTCCCCGGATTTGACAGGTTTGATGGAACTACACGACAGTTTAGGGGTATTACAAGCTAGTGGTGTGACGTGGGGAGTAGATGCGCAGAATCGGGCGTATATTCTAGCTGCTAGCCCTGGTAGTGAGGGCGTTGTTTGGGATATCTGTCAGAAGCACCCTACGACTGATCTTCTAGGTTGTAACTCCCCAGGAATGAATCGGCGGAAACGGGTTTTCGGAGCACGCTTGCGTACGTATTATGAGATGAGGCATGTCAAGTGAGTGATAACAAAGACTACGCATGGAAGTACCAACTGAAGATACGTTATAACATGACCCCTGAAGATTGGGCCGCAATGCTAGCTTCTCAGGGTGGTTGTTGTGCGATATGTCAAAAACCTCAAGTTCAAGAACCTATCCGATTTGCGACTGATCATTGTCATACCAATGGTAATGTTCGAGGTCTTCTTTGCAAGCGATGCAACCTTTCCCTTGGTTGGTACGAAGAATTCAAAGTACGAGTACAGGAGTATCTCAATGAGCGACTGGCGGACGGAATCAGACAAAAGTGTATGTTTGAGCTGT